GTCGGCTACCACTTGCGTGGTAAATGCCCTGACTAGGGGCTTTCAAGAGATAGAATGCAAGGCGAACGTCTGCATCGAGGCGCTGGTTTTACCCAGCTGGTTTAGAACAAACTACTTCCGAAGTTTGTTGTTGTAGCTTGTTTCCAAGCCTCTAAACCACCACTCTCCAAAAGGGAGTGGTCCAGGTCGATATAGTCCCAACAAGGAGCTATAGCAAACCGATAGTGCGGTCTCACGACATCAAGTCGTATGTTGAGAGACCCGTTCCGTAAAGTACCTTTGACTGCAGAGAGAAGAATTGCTGAAGGATTATATATTATCCGAAAGCGCTTCTGCTCAGAATGCGATGGAATGTCCTCTAGTGAACATGACAAAGAACGAGCTTCTAGGCGTCTAAACCTAAAAGACCCATTCTTGTCACGCTTAATAAAGGGGACGAGAGACAGCGGAACCTTAACACCGGAAATATCAGAATCCCAGGGGGGAACAGGAAGAAACCTGACACCCTTCATGAGATACGATATCGTCCGGGGAAGAGGTATCCCGTTATTTGCCGACCAAACATTCAACCTGTTGATCAAAGAGTACTTGCCGTGAGAAGTCCGGAGTGTTTTACAATAAACACCGCGGACCAGGTGGCCGTCAAAATAATCGCCACCGCACGACTCACGAAAAAGTCCTGAGTTGAAGGACTTGCTCTTGTTAGGGAGGAACCCTGAAAGTTCGAGGACAGACACAAGTAAGTCGAAGCTTTCGCTAAGGCAAACTATGTCGTCACCGAAAACCCCGAGGTTCCCATCCGTTCCAGCCGGCCTGATAAAATCCAGGCCAAGGACGCGGTAACAGCCAAGAGCTAAAGCAGAAAAGATCAATGTCTGGAGGGGGAAAGTATAAGCATTCCCCATAGACGAGATCATATGCATCGGCACTACACTACCATCAGGCAGTGTAGTCATTGGCGATCTACAAACAAGCAGCCATTCGAGGAAATCTCGAGGAAGCAACTCGTTGCAGAGAGACAATGAGATTGTATCAGAGGCAGAGGAAAGATCTATTGTAGAAAATCTTCCGTCCTTAGATCCAATTCTAGCTAGACGCTTATTCCGGAACTGCTGAACTGAGAGGTCGAAACCAATCGACTTTTTCAGGGTAGTTTCGAGACAAGAGCCTAAACCTTTCTGAATAAACATATTCAGCGAAGGTTCGACGCAAATTGTTCTGCTTATTTTCGTAGACTTCGGAACGAAGCATAGCTTACTGCCACTGACAATATCAGGTCGACCAAAAAGATCTCGGCGTAATTTCTCAGCCTCGATCCAGGTACGAGAACTCCTGATAGACTCCAAATACATGGAGTATAAGAGACTAGAAGTCTGAGAAAGGCGCGAGGAGCCAGCTTTATGGTAAAAGCTAGTACCAGACGCCCCCACAGACGCCCCAGGGCCAAAGTCACAGCGCTCCAGAATATCAGGGATGCTGTAACGAAAGCCGGTTCCTGAGCACAGCCACTTGTGTAGCATGTTTTTAGCATGCGAGAACACCTGAAGCTGAGGCTCAGTGAGGGACCAGACATTAGGGAAAGAGTAAGCCTTACACTTATTGTTCATGCTAATGAACAGTGATAAAGCATCCGCATCAGCAGTAGGTTGAGACCAATCCTGAAACTTCTTCAGGAGCGATCTGGACAAACTGCCGGCGGCAAACTCCTTCCTTGACATCCCGGGATAGTAAATCACGTCCGACCCTGTAAAAGGGTCGAATGCAGAGGTACTATTCGGGAGGTATGTCTGTAAGTCACGAGTCAGTGCGAGATAAAGAGCATGAGAGCAAGTACTCATCAGCCTATCCTCATAGTGATTAAGTCAAGAAAAGGTATAAAGTTTTAGCCGGCTCTAGATAATTCCAGAGACAGCTGTATCACCAATACCTGCAGACTGCTGGGTCAAAGCGCCGATATGAGCAGAAAGAGCAGCACGCACATTAGAAGCGTCTGCTAGATCTGAACCTGCCGGAACTTCGATCGTCGTAGTCACGAGCATCGTAGTATAAGGCTGCCCAGCAAGGGGGAGAACCCCCTTGCGAGTGATAACCTTATACGTATTACGAGGCACGTTCTTGACAACACCAGTCACCGGGTTCGGTTGTCCGAGCGATTTTAAAATCTTCGGACGGACAGCCGTAACGGTGAAAGGGGCGGCCACAGAGTGAGCGGTAACGCCCGCCTGTGTCCCGCCCAGAGCAGTAACGGCGTTTTGCTTGCCGTTGCTGTCTGGAGCGACATCGCCCGTGAGAGTATAGGTTGGGGCTGTAAACCCCGTTTGAGCAGCTCCCGTTATCGGGGAAGTGACAGTGATTGTCATTTCAGATCCTTGTAGATCGTCGATGGTTAGAGGAAGAAACGAGCGAGAGATTTCGATTGAAGAGCGAGCGCAGCGATGTTGACCCACTTCGTATTCGATCCGGGCAATTCAAACCGGAAAGAAGGGACAGAGGGGGTAGCAGCGCCACGCACGACCGACGATCGAGTACTCACCCAGCTATTGCTGCCTGACACAGACTGCGTAGTAGGAAACGATGCCTTAGTGTAATTGAGGTCTGTCCATTCGGTATACTCAACAGAGGATACTCTACGGACAGTCTTATTACACCAAGCAAAGTTACTATTAGCGTAGAATGTGGCAGAGACGATTTCTCCAACATTAGAGAAATAGTCCGCTAAAAAGCTCCAAGGAAGAAGCTCCCATGCAGTTGGAACAACCTCATCGAGTCGAAACCCGAAGAGATCCATAGCATGATCGAGCGTCGGACCTGAAGCACTACCCTTAACTGCACCACGGTAGATAACTTGGACGAGATCTCTCTCGACTTTGTTATAGTAACCACGGTACAGACTGACAGGATGAGAAGTACTACCAGAGTTGGGAGTAGCGACTTCGGTTTCACCGAAGCCGCTACAACGAACCTGAGGGGTACTAGACATAAGTCGGTTTAACGCTTTAGCTGCGTCACGCGTATCAGAGATAAGCGGGACCCAGCCAAAAACGTATTCAAGGTAGGTACCTGCAAGAGCCTGTCGACGGTACGGTCGGGAAGGATGGCGAGAGATTTTCTTTAATCGCTCGAGATACTCACCGATGCCGCGCTGAAGAGAGGAAGCAGGACGTTTTAGCATATGGATAGTTTCTGCAAGTTCACCAAGAAAGGTCATCCCCTGCATAGCAGTGGTGGCCGATCTGGCAGAAGTGTAGAACTTACCCAAAGCAGCAGAGTTAGCAGAAGCTTCACTAAGAGTGTTGAGGGTTCGAAAGAAAGGGTTCGTGAGAGGAGACCCACTAAGGGTTCTCACACGATTCTTCCCGACGAGATTTATCGTGACTGTATAGTCACGCAAATCCCCCACCTCGAGCGTACTCTTCGTTCCCGTAAACGGCGTCGATGCATTGACGCCGCGTCGAATCTGATCTCTATAAGATGGGTTGTCCACCCCAGTACGAGTATCAGCCCAGCTAAGCTGGGCGAAGTCGTTCTGAGATGAGACGCCAGATATAGAGTCAGTGTCGACCCAATGGAAACGCTTAGTATAAGTTCGAGATTCATTCATAGTGATGCTCTGCAAGGAACGGGAAGGAATACCCGTAGCCGGAAGAAACTCCATATACGCGCAGTTGCGCGTACACGAGGCCCCGAAGGGG